TAGAATCTTAACAGGAGACAAACATGACAACTTGGACAATCTCAACTTTAGAACGTGAGTTATCAGACGGTGGCGTAGTAGTAGCCCACTGGCGAGCTACTGCGGTAGACGGTGACTTCTCTGCTTCTAGCTACGGCACCTGTGGCTTTACGCCTGATCCTTCTAGCGCAGACTGGACTGATTACGACGATGTGACCGAGGCTATGGCATTAAATTGGTGCTGGGCTGAGCTGGACAAAGACGCGATTGAAGCGTCACTTTCTGCTAATATAGAGGCCCAGAAGAACCCAACCCAAGCATCAGGTGTTCCATGGTAGACCACGAAGCAGCTAAGACAGTAATGGATGGTGTCGCCGTTAGTGGCGGCATTGCGTCTTTAGCTGGCTGGCTTCCAGATGCGGCGGCTGGCATGACTATTTTGTGGTTAGCGTTAAGAATTTACGAATCAAGAACCGTACAAGGTTTAATCAAAGGAGAAGAAAATGGCGACACTAAGGATTGACGAAAACGATTACGAGATTGATGACTTGCCAGAAGAAGTACAGGCAAAGGTTGCGCGTATGCAGGAAATCAACGCACAGATCCGGTCAATGAATCTTCAGCAGCAGGAATTGCAGACAGTCTTTCAGGCTTACGTTAATTCCATAAAAGAAGACTTAGAACCAGCGGGTGAATTAGTCGAATAAAGTAATGGTTAAAATGATGCTCTATGCTCGCAGAAATCTCAGCAGCGATTGCAGCGGTTCAAAGTGTGAATGCTGCGATACAAACTTTAAAGGAAGCAAAGGGTAACGGAAGCGATCTTTCTGGGGTAATTGGCCGTTGGGCTAATGCGACTGAAAAGGCCCAAGATGCTGAGAAGAAGGGTGCTGGTAAGATGAGTTATCAAGAGGCTCTGAAGATGGAGTCTATAACTCGCCAACTAAAGAATTTTGATCGACAACTACAAGACATTTGTCTGATGCAGGGTCAAGGCGACTTGTATGCCAGCATTAAACGACGGATGGAAGAATCTAGGTTAGCGCATGAAAAAGAAGTCGCTAAGATTAGAATGCAAAGAAGGCAATTCCGCGAAAATATGAAGTTAATTGGTATCATTTTTGGGTGGGGCGCTACTTGTCTCGGGATATTGATGTCAGCTTTGTATTTTTACACAAATTTTTAGGTAGAAATCATGGAAGCATGGGAAGTTATCGTCAGTGGTTGGCCTATTGCCGCTGGGATATTCATCTTAGTTTTAACGATTGGTAAGATTCTTAACAGGCTTGAAGTCTTAGAAAGTAAAATGGTAGAGGCTTGGAAAGCCATCAATGAATTGATAAGGAAGTAATGTACATTTTAATTATTATGATCGGGACTTGGGTAAGCCCTGATCGGATAGAGTTTGATACCCTGAAAGAATGTGAGATTGCAGCGGAAAAACTAACATACGGCAAGATCGTAACGGCTTGCGAAATAGGAGATCAATATGCTGGAGTATCTGGAAATAGCGACGACATTAGTAGCCCTTTGTAGCGCCATTTGTGCAGTAACCCCTACGCCTAAAGACGATGCCATTATTGCGAAGGTGTATAAAGTGCTGGAAATTTTTGCGCTTAATATTGGGAAAGCCAAGCAGTGATAGACAAGCTCATCGGGCCTGTTACGGGCTTGTTAGACAAGTTTATTGAGGACAAGGATCAGAAGGCTAGACTAGCGCATGACTTGGCTACAATGGCCGAGAATCACGCTCAGGAGCTTGCTAAGGGGCAGTTGGCTATCAATCTAGCCGAGTCGAAGCACAAATCGCTGTTCGTGTCGGGTTGGCGACCGGCTCTGGGTTGGGTCGCTGTACTTGGTATGTTTGGGAACTACATAACGATTCCCTTTACTAACTTCGTCTTAGCTTTGTTAGAAATAGACATAACTATCCCACTGATATCGCTAGAAACGATGATGCCGATTGTGATGGGGATGTTGGGTTTAGGTGGGCTTAGAACATTTGAAAAACACAAAGGTGTTCATAAGGATTGAGATGTTTAAGTATTTTACGTTAGAAGAATTTGCGTGTAGGGAGACTGGTGAAAATGAAATTAAAGAAGAGTTCGTCACGTCACTGGACGCATTACGCGCTGAATGCGGTTTTCCTTTTAGGATTACGTCTGGCTATCGGAGCCCTCGTCATAGCATCGAAGCTAAAAAGCCTGGCGGCCCAGGACAGCATGCGACAGGCTGCGCTGCTGATATTGCTATTAATAACGGGGCTGACCGTTTCATTATCGTTGCTAACGCTTTTAAGCTCGGATTCTCAGGTATTGGAATCGCCAAGACTTTTGTCCATGTAGACATCCGTCAGACTACGCCAGTTATCTGGACGTATTAAAAAGGCCCACCGAAGTGGGCCGAGGGGTTTGTGCCGAGGCACAGGGGAGAAGAATCCCCATCATACCATAGATACCCCTAATTCATATCTTTAGTTTTGTTTACTTCTTCGCATGAATCGTTTATTCTTTAATCGTTTCAGCAAAGGAGAAGAAAATGGAACAGTCGGAAAACATTAACGAGTTGGCGACAGCACTTGCTAAAGCGCAGTCCGAGATTCGCAATCCAGGTAAAAACACCAAGAACACATTCTTTAAGAACGAGTATGCTGATCTTACGTCAGTTCTAGGTTGTATTCGTCCAGTAGCATCCGCTAACGGGCTATCATTTATTCAAGCAGTAGAAGCCAAAGCTGGGCATGTATGTGTCTCTAGCCAGATATCCCACGGTTCAGGCCAGTGGATTAAGCAGACTGCATCTCTAAAGATCTCAGAGGCAAGTAAGAATCCTGTGCAAGACTTGGGTTCCATGGCAACTTATCTCAAGCGATACCAAGCTCAAAGCATGTGGGCAGTTTGTGCCGATGAGGACACTGATGCACAAGATCTTACGTTGGGTATAGAAGATATCTCTGACGAGAAGGTGGCTCATCTTGACGCGATGCTAGATGCTACTCAATCAAGCAAGTCTGCATTCCTCAAAGTCTACGGTGTAGAGAATCTCAAGAGTCTGACCGACTCGCAGTATGAGAAGGCCAAGAAGCAGCTTCAGCAAAAGAAAGCTAAACAGGCTAAGTCATGAAGATCCACAACGTCGAACAAGGTTCCGAGGCGTGGTTTGCGCTACGGCTTGGGGTTCCATCTGCCAGTCGGTTCAAAGACCTTCTGACTCCCACGGGTAAGCCTAGTGCGTCATCTGAAAAATACATGCATGAGCTATTAGCTGAGACAATGGCTAAAAAGCGATTTGATTCGTTTGATACTTTTTATATGAAGCGTGGACGTGAATTAGAGCCCGAAGCTGCGGATGTGTTCAGCTTCCAGACAGATTTAATCTGCCGAGAAGTAGGGTTTGTAACCAACGATGAGGAGACGGTTGGTTGCAGCCCTGATCGGTTAATTCAAGATTTGGCTGGCTTAGAGATTAAGTGTCCAATGCATACCACGCATGTTAAGTATCTGATCGACTATCATAAAGATGGTGAAATGCCTCAAGAGTATTACGCTCAAGTTCAGGGTACGATGTGGTTGATGGATCTACCAGACTACTGGTTTATGTCTTATCACCCAGATCTGCCTAATTTAATTATGAACGTCAAACGAGACGACAAGTATATCGCTTCACTTTCAGCGGCGGTTGATAAATTGCTGGAAGACTTGGAAACCAATCTAACTCTTATAGGGAGAATATAAATGGAATATGACAATCGCGGTAAAGTGAGCCTATGGAAGAATGACCGAGGCGGCAGTGGCCCGATCCTCAGTGGTAAAGTCGTTGCTCACCGCAACATTAAAGAAGGTGAGACCATTGATATCGCGTTATGGAAACGTGATGCTTCAGGGAATCAGCCGGTTATGACTGGGAAGATCCAAGATGTTTATGGATCAGAAACCACTGCTACGGTAGAAGACGATGACTTGCCGTTTTAATTTCGGTAAGTCTCTTCGACTTGCACAGGTCAAGAATGGAGTGAGCTCAACTGAGCTCGCTTCAAGTCTTGGTATCACTAAGCAACAAGTTAGTCAGTGGAGGCATAGAGAAGACGCAAAGATATCGCTAGTGGAGAAACTATCAAATCATCTAGAAATGGATGCTTTGGAGTTTTTACAACTTGGTCAAGATTAATCTTACTCAGCGCGAGATAGAACACGCGGCTCATCACGGCATGAGGCGGCAAGTAGAATCTATTCTTGAGGGGTATAAACATCGAGGTGACAGAAAGCATTTGCCTCAAGAAGAATGGGGCAATCACATCGAAGCTGCGATATCCGAGTTCGTGATGTGTAAAGTCTTAAACGTTCATTGGAGTGGTGTCACTGAGATGCGAGCAGTTGATATCGGATATACCGATGAAGTGAGATGGTCTCCTAATCATAACTATAATCTTTTGTTGTCTAACCGAGACGACAAGAAAAAGATCTACTGGTTAGTGACTGGATATCACGGTGAGTATGTCGTCCAAGGATGGGCATATGGCTACCAGGTATTAAGGGATCAATACTGTAAAGGCACTTACTACATCTACCCAAAGGAGAAGCTAAGGTCAGTGGAGGAATATTATGACCGTAATTAAGAAGATATACGAAGAAGTTAAAGCAATTATTGAAGACTTAATCGACGAGTTAAGGCGATGAATGGTCAGTTCTGGTTAGTTCAAAATCGTAGGGACATTGACAATGTGCTTACGTTTTTTCGTAAGTCTTTGGAGGATTGGGATTACGAACGACCTGTAGCCTGGAAACTAGAAGCCTATTCGACTTCAAGGTCTTTGAATCAGAATGCTTTGTTTCATATGTGGTGCGGTCAGATGTCGGAGTATTTCTCAGAGAAGGTTCACGTAAGCCCTGAAGATATGAAGAAGCTAATGAAGAACGAGTTTCTGGGGACTGAAGACGTAGTAGTTGGAAGTACCACTATTCCTAATCAACTAAGATCTACCAAATCTTTAAGTAAAGGCGAGATGCATCAGTTTATGGAGCAAGTCTTTCACTGGGGAATCGATCATGGTGTTACACTAACGAATCCTCAAGACAGCGAGTTCCAACGTGCCAGAAACGCTCAGGGCTAAATGCTTGAAACAGTTTCAGCTATTAAGAAGGCTAGAAGAATCTGATGACAATGGTTTCTGCGAGTGTGTGACGTGCGGCGAAGTCAGACATTATAAAACCGTTCATGGTGGTCACTTCTTGCCCAAGGGTAAGTCATCCTTCTATGCATTCGACTCTAATAACGTCTGGCCTCAATGCCCTGCTTGTAACCTTTACGGAATGAAACACGGATCGGCAGCACAGGTTTATACTCTATTCATGATCAGAAACTTCGGAAAAGATCATGTTGATAACATGTTGGCAAATCAACGAACCCCGATTAAGCTATACGCTAAAGATTATCGAGATATGTTGGCAGACTTTAATGCCAGAATTAAGATCGAAAAGAAAAGGATTGGTGTGCTTTGAATGTGGCTGTCAAGCAGACCACGCGCATCACGTTGTTCCCCGTGTCTTAGGCGGGACTCAGACGGTCAATTTGTGTGCGTCTTGTCATGCGAAGGTTCATTCGCCGCATTTATTAAGAACGTCAGAATTAACTAAAGCGGCATTACAGAAAAGGCGTGAACAAGGATTAAGCATTGGGGGAATCTTGCCGTTTGGCTACACTCGGGAAGATGGGAAGATCAAGAAAAATGATGAAGAACAGAAAATAATCAAACAAATGCTAAAGATGCGTGATGAAGGGATGATTCCGATAAAGATTGCTAATCATTTCGCACTTTTAGGCGTAAAGAATCGGTCTGGAAATCCGATGAACAGTAAAGGCGTTCAGAAAATATTTAAAAGTTATGATAATGAGACAAAGGGGTAAAAGGTTAGCGTTTCCGATTAACGGAATAGCTAGTAGGGAAGAACTAGAAACAGAAGTGTTTAAACGTAAGCAGTTGGGCTGGAGTACACGCAGAATCTCGATTAGATTCGGGATAAGTTGGCGCACTGCAAGTTTAATGATTCGGAAGATGGAGAAGATCAATGAAGAAAGATGCTACGCCTGAAGAATGGAATCAGGTCAAGTGGTTAAACGTAGACGAGCCGCCACATTACAACGTAGGCGAGATTGAAGCGATTGATTACATCAAGCAGCAACTAGGAGATCAGTTTGGCGCATATCTGTTGGGTAACTGTCACAAGTATCTTCATCGACATAAGTACAAAGGATCACCGGCTGAAGACCTTAGAAAAGCCCAGTGGTATTTGAACAGGTTGATCGAGGAAACTAAGTAGAGTAGTATTGAATGTGTCGGCGGGATTACCAGTCCCTGAAGGCCGATTTGAGTTGAGTCCATTAGAACCGAGCGCAAACCGACACGGATCTAATTTTCCCATCTTTTAAATCTGACTTCAACTGCTTTTCTGCCGATGGAAAGTGGCGTTTAACTGTGCGTCCAATCCAGAAAGCAGTAATCCGTAGGCAGATTGTAGGACTGACGGCTTGTCTTGATCTACGTCCCATAAATGCAGAAGCTCCAAGTGGAGTGGTCAAGTAGCGATTGACCAGGAAAGCGAAAGCACATGAGTACCGGATCGTAAGATCTAGATACGCCAAGGCTAAGTGATGTAACGAATCATATGCCTGTATCTTGCAAAAGGGAAAAAGCCGAGCTGTCTTTAAAATAAGGAGAAGAGATGCCATACAAAAATAAAGCGGATCGAAATCGCTGGCAGAGAGAAAACAACGAGCGGCAGAAATCTTATAGAAATAAATGGATGGAGGGAGAAAAAGGGCTCGCATACATTAAGCGTCAAAAAGAAGCTCAGGTTATGCAAAAGAAGATTCGTGATGATTTAAAGAATGTTGTCAAGGCGAAGACATCATTGCACTTAGAGATGCATGAAGAATTATACGGATTAGTAGGAAGAAGCTGGGATAAAGTATATAGAAAAAAGCAAAGGCTGAAGGCTCTTTCTGTAATGGGAAATGTCTGCGTCTGTTGCGGCATGGACGATCCAGATGTTTTGGAGTTTGATCATATAAGACCAGTTGGTAAAGAAAGAAGGTCGGAATCGTATCAAGAGGTTTTGAGGCTAGAAAATCCATATCAAGTGTTTCAACTTTTATGTGCTAATTGTCACAGAAAGAAAACGAGGATGAACAAGGAATTTGTCGGCGCTAAAAAACAAGCAGTGGAGAAGATAAAAGATGAAATTAAGACCGCATCAGGAAAAAGCTATAAAGATGTTGAGAGAATCATCAACTCAGGGCCACAAAAAGATATGTTTGGCAGCGCCGTGTTCTTTCGGCAAAACAATGGTGGCGGTTGAGATATTGAAGAACGTAGTTAAAAAGGGTAAGCATGGGATCTTCATTTGCGACCGAGTGAAGTTGGTTGATCAAGCTCTGATCGAGTTCGATAGAGCCGGTATCAAAGTTGGGGTAATACAATCAGAGCATTACAGGACAGATCCAGACGCTCAAATTCAGATAGCATCGATACAAACACTCACGAGAAGAAAGCGTCAGCCATTCTTTCACGTTGCAATCGTCGATGAGTGTCATACGCACTATGACTCGATGACTGAGCTGATGAAGAACTACAGCGC